ACGCGACATCGTCACCAAAAACATTAATAACAGTATTTTTAATAAAGTCCATATTTTTGGAGACGTTAGGAGGTGATCCATGAATCATTTGGTAAAGGCCAAATAACATTGCCATGGAATTAATGTCACCAGTAAGAAAGTGACCAGAAGTATTTAAAAAGGCCAAAACTTGGCGCAATAAACGTCCATTGACGTTAAATGTCTTCTTTCCAGAGAGAGATCGATTGCAAAAGTTACGCACATTTACATTTTCAGTGTCTTTAACAAGACCAAGCACGTGTTCCATACTTTCAAAAGAGAAAGATATAAGGGAACCATCTAAACTAGCATCCATATTAACAGCATCAGCTTCAGCATCTATATTGAACAAAGATAATTCTTTGAACATGCGCTGTAACCCACCATTGTGGATATTCAAGCCAATTTTAATAGGAATCCGCTCTGCAACGGAATTCATTTTCTGAATTCCATCATAAAACTCAGAACGTAACAAAATTTCCATAAGTAAAGAATTTGTAAAAACTAATCTGGTTAAACCAGCATCTTTCTTTGCTTTCTTTATTCTTTCCTCTTTACAAAAAGTATCAAGGACTATTGGAAAATTATCAGGATTACCGCCAGCGCGGACTACATCAAACATCTTCTGGAGTTGATCCATAACAACATTACATTTGAATACATCTCCTTTTGTTCTGTGGGACAAACCACAAACACAAATAACATTAAAAGGGAACCCCGAGCTCTTCTCCAAAAGCTCATCGGCTGTAAAGGTTTGAACAACTTCTTTAAAGCCCATCGATACACCGGGTTCAACTGACCGAAAGGTCATATCAAGATAATCAAACCACGACTTCCGCCATGGTTCAAAACTAAATTTCAAGGGTTTGAACTCCTTTGCATATCGTACCATACAATCCTCTTCAACTCGCGTAGAGCAAGTTGATATGGGAAACAAAATATCACACTCATCTAAGAGATCAGGTATTAATTTAATTGTATCCCTTATGCTAGTAATAGGATAGCCGTAATTACGACTTGGAGTTGTCCCGTGATAAGTGTACCCAGGTATTAAAACACCATCGGGTAAGACAACACTACTAAAACTTTTACCAAAAGGTTTTTCAACCTCTGGCGCATCATCAAGGTGCTGTAAAGTGAGCTTTACAGCAGGGGTACCACCTAAGGTGGCAGTATG